ATCCAGTAAAAAACCGTGAGGATGCCGAAAGTCAGAACAACAGGGATTCTAATTGGGATTGGTACACTTCCACTGCGTACACAAGACTTGCGCCAGGTGGAGGCATACTTGTGATTCTTACGCGGTGGCACGATGACGACCTTGCCGGAAGGTTATTGAAAGCTACAACCGAAGGCGGTGACGATTGGGAAGTGGTCCGTTATCCGGCAATCGCGGAGGAAGAAGAAGAGTTTCGTGATTCAGGAGAAGCGTTGCATCCTGAACGTTACGATATTCCTGCACTAACAAGAATACAGAAGGCCGTCGGACCACGTGATTGGTCTGCGTTATATCAGCAAAATCCCGTTGCAGATGACGGTGACTACTTCTCACGAGATATGATCCTTTATTATGACCCCGAAGATATAGACCATGAGTTTATGCGGTTCTATTGCGCGTGGGACTTGGCAATTGGTAAACGTGACCGAAACGACTATACGGTAGGTATAGTTATCGGGGTAGATGAAGCAGACCAGTTATATGTTGTAGATGTAATAAGAGGTAGGTTTGACGGTTTCGAGATTGTAGAACAGATATTGGATCTGTATGAAACGTGGAAACCGTCGATTATAGGTATAGAAAAAGGACATATTGAGATGGCGCTCGGTCCCCTGCTTGAAAAGCGGGTACGTGAGCGCGGTCTGTACGAAGCATACTTCAAAGATCTGAAAACTGGCCGTAGAGATAAAGAAGCACGAGCCAGGGCCATCCAGGGACGGATGCAACAGGGGATGGTATTTTTGCCCCGCAATGAATTGTTCACTGGCCCGTTGGTCGCTGAACTTCTACGTTTCCCTAACGGTATACATGATGACCAAGTGGACGCACTTGCATGGGTAGGTTTAATGATGACTGAGTTTGCAACCTATCAGGCGCCCGTGGTACATGAACCTTCTTGGCGTGATAAGCTTGATGTACATGTACGTGAATCAAGTATACGTCAACGATCAGCAATGAGCGCATAGGATGGAGCGCGATAATCTTTTTTCTAGGTTACTGAAAGATGTTGCTATACGACCTTATTCGGAAGGTAATGCTGAAACTAAAACCGGAGATGATTCACCTACAGGAAAACCTATTATTTATATAAATAACGATACTTATGCAGGAAAAGCTAAAGAAAAAATGGTTAAAGCGGAAGCTTTACATTTATTAAAACATAAAGAACCTAAGCTCCATAGGGAGTTATATGAAGCTGCAAACCGTGATCCTGCATATAAAAAATGGGCACAGGACAGCTATCGTGTTGTTACAGGACAGATTCCTGATCCAGAAACAGGAGAACGTGTACCAGAAGATAAAAGGGAAAAAAGAGACTTTGAGAAATGGCATAAAGAATCAAGGTTTGATCAGGTGATTGGTGGGTATATTATGGCCGGAGATCCTGATATACCTACAATGAGATTTTGGGATAGAGATAATATGCGTATAGGCCCAGAACTTCGTGGTAAATTTGAAAAAGTTAGGAAAGAATTTGATAGTTATAGTTTTCCGAGATTAGGACAACCACCTAAATTAGCAAGGTAGGTATAGATAATGAAAAAACTAAGCCCAGGCGAAGAACAGGATATTGCATCCAGACAATGGGACCGCTATGTACGTGCTCGTGATAATGGGCATCTTGAATATATTGACATGGCTAAAAAATGTGATGCTTTTTATCGTGGGGAACAATGGGACGAAGAAGACATCGCATCTCTTGATGCTGAAGGTCGTCCTGCATTAACTATTAATACCGTCCTTCCTACTATTAACACTGTATTAGGTGAGCAGTCTACCCGTCGCGCAGATATCCAGTTTAAACCCCGTCGTGGTGGTGAGGAAGAAGTCGCGCATACCTTAACCAAGCTATATATGCAGATTGCTGATAATAATAAAATGGATTGGGTTGAACAGCAGGTATTCAGCGATGGTTTGATAATGGATGGTCGGGGGTATTTTGATATACGAATGGATTTTACTGACCATGTAGAAGGTGAAATAAGAATCACAGCTAAAGATCCGTTAGACATACTTATTGATCCGGATGCAAAGGATGCTGATCCGAAAGTATGGAACGAAGTAATTGAAACCAAGTGGATGACACTTGATGAGATTGAAGAGTTGTATGGTAAGAAGAAAGCCGACGCGCTTCAGTTTATTGCAGAAAACGGTAATAGTTTCGGGCGTGATTCCGTCGAATATGAAGAGAACCGTTTTGGTGACCTTGATATGGATAACGATTATCTGGGTGCCGGTATTCCAGACGAAGACGAATATAAAACTGTAAAATCATTACGTGTTATAGAAAGGCAGCACAAACGTATGACACGTGTTGAGTGTTTTGTTGATCCTAATACTGGCGATAGTAGACAGGTTCCCGAAGCATGGTCTACTGCTAAAGCTAAAAAGTTTAGTAAGCAGTATGGCTTAAATATGATTAGTAAAATAAAACGCAAGGTAAGATGGACCGTTACTTGCGACAAAACTGTATTGCACGATGATTGGTCGCCTTATGACGATTTTACTATAGTGCCTTTCTTTGCTTATTTTAGAAGGGGCAGACCATTCGGGATGGTACGTAATCTTTTATCTCCACAAGAACAGCTTAATAAAATAGCTTCTCAGGAACTACATATAGTAAATACCACGGCTAATAGCGGTTGGATGGTAGAAAGTGGTTCTCTTGTTGGTATGACATCAGATGACCTTGAAGAACATGGTGCAGAAACAGGTCTCGTTGTTGAATATAACCGAGGCTCTACACCTCCGGTTAAAATACAGCCAAACCAGATTCCAACAGGATTGGATCGTATTGGTCAAAAAGCTGCATTAAATATTAAAACTATTTCCGGTATTAACGATTCTATGTTAGGTACAGACAGTGCTGAAGTATCTGGCGTTGCGATACAGGCTAAACAGAATCGCGGTGTCGTTATGATACAGGTGCCGTTAGATAACTTACGGAAAACAAGACAGTATATGGCGGAAAAAATTCTTAATCTTATTCAGACTTTTTATACTGAACAGAGAGTAATACAGGTTACTAACGAGGAAGATCCGCTAAAACCCAGAGAGCCTATGGTTATAAACCAAATAACACCCGAAGGTCGTATTATTAATGACTTGACTTTGGGGGAATACGATGTAGTGGTCGCAACTGCACCTGCACGTGACTCGTTTGATGAAGTGCAATTTGCAGAAGCCCTTAACCTTAGACAAGTGGGTGTACAAATTCCTGACGATGCTATTATTGAGTACTCGCACCTTGCTCGTAAAGGAGAACTTGCTAAACGTATCAGGGTATTGACAGGTCAGGAACCGCCTACCGAAGAGCAAGCGCAAATAATGCAAGCCCAGCAGCAGATGGAAATGCAATCTGTACAGTTGGAAATAGCAAAACTGGAGGCAGAGGTAAGAAAACTCCAGACCGAGGCAGCTGTAAATATTGCCAAGGTACAGGATATGTCGGAAGTAGATCCGCAAATGCGTATGCAGGAGATGCAGTCGCAGCTTGAAATGAAGCAGCGTGAACTTGATCTACGAAGAGAATTGGCTGATTTGACGAACCAGACTCGTACAAGTCAGGCAGAAACTAACGCAGCAACGCGCATCGCCGCTACTGCAATGCAAACTGCTGCAAAACAGCAACCCCAACAACCCCAACAACCTAAACAGGTAGAAATACCTAATATTAGACAATAGGAGATTGCGTAATGGCAAAAGGTAAGAAAACTGAAGAAGCTCAAAACGAAGATGTAGTATTTGAAACAATGCCAGGGGCAGATAAGTTATCGGAAGATAGCGAACAGTCTTTGGATATGAACTTTGGTCTTGGTGAAGAGGAAAAAGAAGAGGAGTTGGAAGAAGAAGTAGAAGAAACTACAGCTGAAAAAGTTGAAGAAGAGGCTGTCGAAGAACCAAAAGCCGAAGAAGAACCTACTGAAGAGACTGAGAAAGAAGAAGTTACTGAAGAAGTTGCGGAAGAATCTCAGGAAGAAACAGTAGCAGAAACTGAAGAAGAAACTGTAGAAGAAGAACCCGAGGTTAAATCTAAAAAGCCAATGGTTCCTAAATCTCGGCTTGATGAAGTGCTTGCAAAACAAAAAGCGCTACAAAAACAGCTTGATGATGCAAAAGCAGCACAAACACCAGCAGAAGATGCCCCCGAAGACTACGGTTTTGAGGAAAAAGAAGTCGAATATCAGAATTTAGTACTTGATGGGAAGACAAGAGAAGCGGCTGCGTTAAGAAATGAGATACGGCAAGCTGAAAGACAACGATTAGAATATGAACTAACACAGAAAGTTACCAAAACCGTACATCAGAATCAGCAAGCGACTGCATTACAGTCAGCAGCATCTGAATTGGAGGCTAGTTTTCCTGTATTTGATCAAAATTCGGCTGACTATAACGAGACTTATACGCAAGAAGTTATTGACTTACGGGATGCTTTTATAGTACAGGGCTATGACGCTGTAGATGCATTGTCTAAAGCATCTAATTTTGTAGTTAAAAGCTATGATTTAGATACTTCTTCTGATTCTACTGGCCCTGCTTTAACGAAATCATCTGCACCGAAAGTTAAACCAGTTGATGAGGTTGCTAAAAAACGTGCTGAAGTTAGTAAAAAACTTAAAGCTGCTGAGTCACAACCCCCCGAACTACCAGGTGAAAGCAGTGCTTCAAGAGGCGAAAAAGTTATAGATGTTACAAATATGACCGAAGAAGAGTTTGATGCCCTTCCTGCGGCAACATTGGCTAGGTTAAGAGGAGATATAATATAATGCCCTACGTTAAAGGTAAAAAGTATCCGTATACTAAAGCAGGTAAAAAAGCTGCTGCAAAAGCCCGTAAGAAAAAGAATAGATAGTTATACCCTTGTTTTTTATAAAACTCGTGGTAGTATCGAATAAATTCGTGTGCCTTTACGATAGATAGGCCGTGTCGAACACGTAAATAACGCTATATTCGTCTGCTAGGGACGTTAAACCTGTCGAGATCGCGTCTCGTTAATAAGCGCTAAGTCGTCGCTCCGCGATAGAGAGCAACGGTTTAGCCGCACCTAAAGTCGGCTATGGACAGG